ATAGGAAATCCCATTGCAGCGCCAACGTTGGGGAGCCTGTTCGCTGGGATCGGCGGTATAGATCTAGGGTTTGAACGAGCGGGCTTCACAACGGTTTGGCAGGTTGAAAAGAATGCTGATTGCCGCCGTATCCTGAGAGCGAATTTCCCACATGCAAACAGAAAAGTTACAGATGTGCGATATGGGGGGGGGAGAAACCTCCCTTCGGTTGACGTTATCGCCGGCGGCTTCCCTTGCCAGGACATCAGCATTGCCAACGTCGGATGGGGCGAGGCCCGCGGGCTTGACGGTGAGCGATCCGGCCTGTTCTTCCACATGGCAAGAATCATTCGCGAGCTACAACCAAGAGCAGTTGTTATGGAAAACGTCTCAGCTCTGCTTAACCGGGGATTGGGCCGTGTACTCGGAACCCTGGCCGAGGGCGGGTATGACGCGGAATGGGAGTGCATTCCAGCGTGTTCCGTTGGCGCGGATCACCAAAGAGACCGGATATGGATCGTTGCCTACCCCCGCGAAACGCGATGGGCGGGATGTTTCTTCAGGCCAGGCGTTCTTGATCCAGCGGCGGCGGCATTCACCCAGTTTAGCCGTGACGCTATTGGAAGCTGGAGCGACCTTCCGGCAGCTATACAACGCCTACCGCATAGCGATGGGCTTTCCGTCGGGATGGTCAGACGGCTTGTTTCACCGTACGGAAACTCAGTAATTCCGCAGATTCCCTATGCAATCGCCAAGAGGCTCAGTGAATTACTTGCGGCTTGACGGTGAAACGGGAATTTTCTCTACCCAGAAATGGACAGCCTTAGAAAACAAACGGTTTCTTGCGCGGTTTCGGGTTTTGGGTACGTGATTGGGTACAGAGGACGAAAAATGCACCGATATTTGCTGGATTTCCTGAAAGAGCTTGAACGAGTGATTCCTCCGCCCGAAAACTGCCATCACGCATTCACCTATGCGCAGTTTGGAAGCAATGAAATGGGGTGGAGTGACCGCCTTGCGTTGCAAGTGAACATTGGCGGGGAATTTCATTGCTTGTTTCTCGATCCGCCTGACTTCGACATGTCAGTGGTGGAGTTGGTTGAGGTGCTCAGAGACTTTTTGAGGGTACCGAAAGAACACGCCCAACTTGGCGTCGGTTTTGGGCAGTATCGCGCGTAGACATGCCGCTAACTATCGACAAAATAAAGGCTTTGAAGCCGCGAACCAAGCGTTACATGGTTGCCGATCACCACGGGTTGAGCCTGGAGGTTCAGCCCGGCGGCTTGAAAAGCTGGCGTTCGCGCTACACGCTCCGTGGTCGGCCTGGAAAGCTCAACCTGGGTCATTGGCCTGCCTTGAGCCTCAAAGACGCGCGAGACAGGCATTCTGCCCTCAGAAAAGGGGTTGCGGATGGACTGTCACCCGCCGAACAGCGCCGCAAAGAGAAACTTGCGGAAGAGCGCGGAGAAACGGTTAAAGCGTTCGGTGAGAAGTATTTGACCGGCCATGTACAGCGCCGCCGGCGAGATGTTGCGCCGATGCGCCGGTATTTGGAGCGAGACGTGTATCCGGTGATCGGCAACCGGGCAATCGGCTCGATTCACACAGACGATGTGCGGGAGCTGATCTTCAAGCGCGTGGAAGACGGCAAACCGCAAAGCGCACTGGCTATCCGTAACTTGCTGAAAAGATTGTGGGATTACGCGCTTGTACGCGGTGTTGCGGATAAGAATCCGCTGGCCGGGATCCCCGCCAAGTTTGTGGCGGAGATGAGTGAGCGCAATCGATCACTGAAACCGCCAGAGCTTGCGGTGTTTGTCAAAGCCTTGGATATGGCGCGGATTCGTCCCGATCTGAAAGCAGCTTTGTGGTTCATTCTGTTGACGTTGACACGCAAAGGCGAGGCACGGCGCGCACGCTGGGATGAGTTCGATTTGGACAAAGCGGAATGGGCTTTGCCGGAAGCGCATTCCAAGACAGACACGCCGCTTGTAGTCCCGTTGCCACGCCAGGCATTGGAGTTGCTGAGAGCACAGCGCGCACGGCATCCGCGCGCAACCGTTGTGTTTCCAATGCGCGGTGCCGATCACACACCGATTGCAGCCAGCACGCTCAACCGTGCGCTGAGCCGTATCCATGTGAAGATTGAGCACTTTACAGTGCATGACTTGAGACGCACAGCAGCAACCAACCTGAGTGAGCAAGAGTACAACACCGACGTGATTGAGAAGGCGCTCAATCACAAGCTCAAAGGCGTGCGCGGCGTGTACAACCGTGCGCAATATGCCAAGCAACGCGCCGAGATGCTGCAAGCGTGGGCCGATTGGCTAGACAAGTTGAAGAATTAGCGCGGTTTCGGAGAGCACAGGTAAGACAGAGATAGAGGGCGTCTGCGGGATGGGACGGGTTGCGGCCCGGTGCGCTGTGTTGGCTTTACCTGAATATCCATGTTCCCTGACGGGCCAGACGCTTACTCTTTGGAGGACTATCGACGGCAAGTCTTTGATACTCAACACGATGTGAGCACATCACTAGATGGGCCTCAGCCGCTCTCGGGCGCGCGGGTCCTTCCCCCGTGTGGCCCGCTGAGGGTGACGCGCCATCCCACGTGTGCCCTAGCGCCAGGGATTTTTAACCCCATTTCCGTTTCCGCGCCTATGCCTAAGCCTGAAAACCCGCGCAATTACTCCGCCTTGCCTGTTTCGGACGTGGCTGAGTTGCTTGGAGTCACGCCGCGTCAAGTCCGTAACTGGATAATAGACAAGGGCTTACCGGCGAAGCACGATCCGCGCGGCCGTCTGCTCGATTGGCCTACCACCTTGCAGTGGTACGTGGCCTTTCAGATGGACGAAAAACGCGGAAATGGCGGAAATCGACGCCCTGGAACCGGCCCCGACAGCTCCGAAGAGCCTCAAGAGACGTTCGATCAGGCTATTTTGCGTAAAACCAAGGCCGAAGCGGACCTGAAAGAGCTTCAACTCGCCCGCGAACGCGGCGAGGTTGCCTCCATCGCCGACGTTGAGCGCGTCCTGGTCGGCGCGAACAAGTCCATCCAAACCCGCATCCTTGCCTTGCCCTCCGCCCTGGCTCCCCAGCTCATTGGCATTGACGACCGCAAGCGCGTCAACACGATCCTTGAGCGGTACTGCAATGACGTTCTGAGCAACTGCGCCAGCATCGACGCCGTGCGTGAGGCCCGCACCGCCCGGCCGGAGAGTGAAGAGGAATGACCGCCCGCCGCATGTATGTCACCTCCGCCGAGGGTTGGGATTACCTGGGCCGATCTTTCCGCAAGGCGCACCGGATGTTCGCGCCGCCGCCTAAGCTCTCCCTGTCCGAATGGTCCGACCGTTACGCCTACATCCCCAAGGAATCGGGAGCCTTCCCCGGAAAGTTCCGTACAGACTTCGCCGAATACCAGCGCGGCATCCAGGACGCCTTCACCGATCCCGACGTGGAAACCGTCGTCATGATGATGGCCGCGCAAACCGGCAAGAGCCAGATACAGCTCAACGCCATCGGCTACTACGCTCATTGGGAACCCAGCCCTATCCTCTGTGTCCAGACCTCCGAACGCGAGGCGGAAAAGTTCTCCAAAAACCGCATCGCGAAAATGATCCGTGACACCCCCGTGTTGCGCTCTCTCTTTCCGTCTCCGCGTTCGCGCGATTCCGGAAATACCCTACTCAACAAAGAATTCCCCGGCGGCGTTCTCATCATTGCCGGTGCCAACGCGCCGGCCGGCCTGGCCTCCATGCCGATCCGCGTCTTGAGCCTTGACGAAGTGGACCGCTGGGAAGATTCCGCCGGCACTGAGGGCGACCCGGCCGATATTGCCGACAAACGCACCACTACTTTTTGGAATCGCATCAAGTCCATGGCCTCGACGCCGGGCATCAAGAATCTATCCCGCATTGAGCGCGCCATGGAATCCAGCGATAAGCGCCGCTACTACGTCCCGTGTCCGCACTGCGGAGAGATGCAGACCCTCGAATGGAAGCGCCTCAAGTGGGAAGTTGACAAGGTGGAAGGCTCCCGTCCGCACGTCCTCTCATGGTTCTATGTCTGCCTCAACGGTTGCGTCATTGAAGAGCGCGCAAAGCACGAGATGATCCGGCGCGGGGAGTGGCGCGCCACGGCGGAGAGTCACGACGGCAAGACGGCCGGCTTCTATCTCAACGCGCTGTACTCACCCGTCTTGGATTGGGTGACGATCATCCGCGAATGGCTCGAAGCGCAGACCTCGCTTGAATCCATGAAGGTCTTTGTCAACACGCGCCTGGCTGAAACGTGGGAGATTCGCGGTACTGGCGCGAACATGTCAGAGCTTGAAAAGCGCCAGCGGTTCAACCATGAGCTGCTACCCGCCGGCGTCCTTTGGCTCACCGCCGGCGTCGATACCCAGGATGATCGCTTGGAATGTTCCGTGTGGGGTTGGGGCCTTGACGATGAACGCTGGTCCATCGA